GGTCGTTTGAGATGACCCGCGAGGAGATTGATGTAACCACTATCGGTCAGGATCTGGGACAATACGCTCCCTTCCGCCGTTACATCACCGGCTTTGCTGATGGCGAAGGTAGCTGCACCGTCTACACCACAGACGATGACACCAACCTGTCGAACCGCATGATCCAAGACGTGATCCAGCGGCAGCAAGCAGGCGCTTCCTTCAAGCTTTACATCGACCGTGTTGTAAGTGGCGGCAGCGTTGATGCAACCCTGAGCCGTAGTGTCGAGTTTGAAGCAGTGCTGACTTCTGCCAGCCTGACCGTCAATCCCGACGATGCTCAGATTGTGGAGATCGCCTTCCGTCCGGCAGGTGCTCCTACTTTCGACTTCAGCAAGAGCTGATACCCTGAAACGGGAGATGGTTAGCCCCTGGGTTGCACCGGGGGCTTTTCTATGTTTAAAGTGCGGGCAATCTTCAGGATTTTATGGCAGCCCAACCAATTCGCGCACTTGACCGTCTAAAGCGTGCGGCAAATCTAGTACCAGTCAAAAAGACTGTGGAGCTGACGGACGGTAGCGAGTTTGAGTTTTGGCACACTGCCTTAACGATGGCAGAACGCGAAAAGGCGCAAAAGGCAGCAGGCAGTAACGATCCAAATGCTCTTGCTATTCAGCTTTTGGTGGCAAAAGCATTGGACGAGAATGGCAATCGCATGTTCTCTGCCGGTGAGGTCGCAGAACTGAAAAATGAAGTGCGCGATAGCGATCTTCAACGAATCATTCTTGCTCTGATCGAAGACGATGTGATTAACGTTGAGCCGGGAAAGTAAAAAGCGAGCTGAAGAAAGACCCGTTACTGCAGCTCCAGCTTCATTTGGCAAAGGAGCTGGGGATGACAATGACGGAGCTTACAGCTCGTGTCACGATTGAAGAGTTAGAACTATGGGCTGCTTATTTCGAGCTTGAAGCAGACCGTCAAAAGCAAGCACAACGGAAAAGGTAGACTGAGAATAATGAGCTGAGGCTGCCGTGGCTGTCATCGCCAATGTTGCTATCAACCTAGATGCAACACGGGCACGGGCAGCTATTGCTGGGCTGGGCGGTGCTGTTGACAAACTCGGCAGCAGGGTTAGTCAAGTTGGGCAACGAATGTCTGGCTTGGCTGGTATTGCAGCGTCGCTAGGAACTGGCGCTCTTGTAGGCGGATTCGTTAAAGCTGGCATTGAAGCCAACCGAACAGCAAAGACGATTGAAGCACTTGCCGGTCAGTATGGAGAGACTGCAAAGGTAACTGAGTTTGCAAATAATGCCGCTGATCGTTTTGGTATCGGGCAAACAAGAGCAGCGCAGGCAGTAGCAGATCTATATGGGCGATTGCGCCCGATGAACATTTCGCTCCAGGACATTCAGACGACCTTCGTTGGCGTCAACAATGCTACAGCGAAGATGAATCTAAGCGCGGCAGACGTTGAAGGCGTAATGCTGCAGCTCAGTCAGGCAATGGGTTCTGGTGCTTTGCAGGGCGATGAGCTGCGTTCAATTATGGAAAGGTTGCCAGCGGTAGGACAGGCAATCGCAAAGACGATGGGCGTCACAGTTGGTGAAATCAAGAAGTTAGGTGCTGATGGCAAGATCACGACAGACATCATCATCAAGGCGATGAATGAGTTGGCAGGCGTTAAACCACCGCCGCCTGATCCGTTCAAGCTATTTCAAAAGACACTTGAAGATCTAAATACAACAGTCGGCACTAAGCTGCTGCCTGCTTTTACGCCGCTTGTTCAGAAGATTTCTGAGCTTGTCGCCAAGATTGTTGAGTTAGGCGTAGCAGAGCGTATTGCCAACTCTTTAATCCCATTGGCGGACGTGATTGGGAAGTTGCTAACTGCGTTCATGAACCTTTCGCCCGAGGTTCAGTCTTTCATCATTCAAGTCGGCGCTGTAGGCGGTGCAATCACGCTTATTCTTGCTCCGCTTGGATCTTTGCTCGCTGGACTTGGAAGCCTGATCAGTGTTGTTGGATCAGTCATCGGTGCGCTAGGCGGAATGTCGTTTCTAGCCACAATCGCAGGATGGCTAGGAGCCGTTGTGCCTGCTGTTTCTGCTGTCGTTAGTGCTATCGGCACACTTGGGCAAATACTGGTGGCAGTCTTTTCTGGACCTGTTGGATGGGTTGCTCTGCTAGTTGCTGCAGGCGTTGCTTTATACGCATTCCGCGATCAAGTTGGTCAGGCGTTTAGTGCGGTGCGTGATTTTATTGTCAAAGCATTCACTGGCTTAGCCGATGTTGTAAAAGCACCATTCTTGGCTGTCGCCAACATGATCAAAGGCGTATTGAATCAGATTCTGCAAGCGATAGGTAATGCCATCAACGGTGCGATTGGTGCAATCAATAAGTTAATTTCCGGCGCCAACCGTGCATTGGCGGCATTGAAGCTGCCGCAGATTCCGACTATTCCAGAAGTCTCAATCCCGCGTTTCGCTAAGGGCGGTGTTGTTGATCGCCCAACGCTTGCAATGATCGGCGAAGGCGGCGAACGTGAGTTTGTCGTGCCTGAATCAAAAGCAAGTCAGTTTGCTTCCAACTGGATGAGCCAGGCAAAAGGAGGGTCTGGAACTGCTGTCGTAGACCGGATGCCCACCATCAACCTGCAAACCGGACCTGTGCTGCAGCAGGAAAACGGCGAAAAATACGTCCGCCTCGGCGACCTGGAGACCATCCTCCAAGACTTCGCTGCTACGGTGTTTAACAACGCACGCAGCACAGGCGGTCGCCGCTTCCAGGGTGTGAACTAATGGCAAACCGCGCCCAAGCCCAATACCTTCGCCTGTTCGACGAATCTGCCACCTATTACAGGTGGCAAAACTTCTACTTCAATCAGACGGTCACATGGGACTCGGTGCTCTGGAACTACCACCCGTTTGTGTTGAACGCGATGGTGGGTACTGCGACGCAGGCTGAGGCCGGTATCAGCGTCACGCTTCCGGCGACTTCCGTTGCTGTGATTGCCTTACGAACCGCGCTGGATAAGAACTGGCTGTGTGAACTTAAAATGTATGAGTTTGACACCCGCCTTTCGCAACAAGTCCCGCAAGCCGGTCAGCTTCTAATTGGTACGTTTATCGGTGAGGTAGTTGGCATCGGCGGCTCGTTCACCGAGCTAGATGTCAGCATTGGCTCTAGCCTTGCACCAGTTGGAGCACAGGTGCCACCGCGTTCGTTTAGCTCACGCCTGGTCGGCAATCCAATCAAGCTATGAAACTCCGCATTAGCGATCCACTGCAGCTTCTGCCGTATCAGACGGGTCTACTGAAGCCGCCGCTCGACAAGAAGGCAGCGGAGGGGAATAGCGCCAGCAATCTTGATAGCCAGCAAAAGGCGATTGAACTGGGACAACCTGTGCCGATTGTGTTCGGCAAATATGTTGATGTCCCTGGCACTGTCAATGATCACGGCGGCGTATTTATCAGCCCCGGCGCAACAAAAGCACGATATGAAAACGGCTTTTCGATAGACGGTACATCGTATCCAACCGGCTTAAAAGTCACCATGAACATGGTGCTTAGCCAAGGCGAACTAGGACAAATTCGCGTTGAAGATGTCTACCAGCGTGCATGTAAAAAGGGCACTGCCGTGGTGTACTACGGCGCCAATGCTGGTGTGCTGTATGCGCCTGGAAATTACGTCACCTATCCGACGTTGTGGACGTGCCCCAACTACTGCGGCACCAATGATGGTGCCTATGAGGACATGACAACTCTCTGGTATCAAAACACCTACTTCGAGGGTGACGATACCTGGAACCGTCAAGTCCACGTCTTCGTGCGTAACGGCATCAAAGTGCCACGCCTAATTGAGGGCACGACCGACTCCAGCAACAACATGCTGGATCTAGCTATCTACTTGATCCGTCAGACCAGTCGCGTACCGGAGCTGTTGATCGACACGGCAGCAATGACACTCGCTGCACGATTTACCGCCACCAACGGCTTCTACTGGGACGGCGTAATCAACGAGGCGAGCAACCTCGAAGACTGGATGCAGCGGATGGCGGGATTCTTCCTGCTGCGCGTCAGCGACAAGAACGGCAAAAAAGGATTCCGTTCCAGGTTGCCAATTAACGCTGACTACACCATCAACACTGGAGCCATCAGTTGGGTCTATGGCTTCACTGAGGAGCACTTGCTGCCTGACGGCTTCCAGATTGAGTACATCCCGCTGGCTGAACGCAAGCCGATTTGCGCCCAGATGATCTGGCGCCAGCAGCCACCAAACGACATCGGTTTTATCCGTACAACCGAAGTTCGTATTGACGGCGAAGCGGTAGACGGACCCTATGAGCAGTTCGACATGAGTCAGTTCTGCACTTGGGAGGATCATGCCGTCAAAGTTGGCGCGTATGAAGTCGCTCGTCGTAAGTATGTTACTCACTCACTGCGCATCAAAGTCAAACCTGATTCATATAATACAATCTTGGTGTTAGGTGACATTGTGCGCGTGCAGTTGCGCCGCGAAACTGATCCAGGGCTTGTCACCTATCACGATTATTTATATGAAGTAGAAAAGATTAACAAGACCATTTCTGGCGTAGTAGAGCTGGATTTGATGCAGTTTCCGATTGACTCGCAGGGACGCAGCGTTCTTGCTTTATATGTCGCTGGTGCGGAAGGTGTAGGTTATGCTTATAGTGTTGGGCGCAACGATTACACTTGCGACGATCCAGAAAATGTAGGCGATACTGATGCTTTGCCTAGTGATGTTGGCGAAAACAACCCCGATGAACCAGATACTGATGTAGACTTGCCAGATCCTGATATAGACACGGGTGTTGTATCTCCGTTGG